AGCGCGAGGATAAGCCCTGCTACGAATGCGAGCGTGCCTAGGATGTACACCCCGCAACCCTTCCCACGATGCCGACCCCCCATTTAAAACCTCCTGTAGGCCATTAGGATTGCAATCGCTCCCCACGCGAGGATGAGGAGTGTCAATAAGAGAAACCACTTTCCGCCACCAATGAAATAGCGCGACTTTCGGAATTTGTGTAATCCGTGATTGCCGCTATGAATTTTACTCATTGTCATCTCTATGCATTTGGTCGTCAGCCACGAGCGCGACGAGTAGCAGAATGCAAATGAGCAGTACCCAATTCATCGCCCATACCAAGCGATGCGTAAGCCCAGTAGCTCAGCCTGAGCAATGGCTATCTGCCGACAATGAGCCGCTTTCTGATGGCGGAACGTTTGTAACATTTCCATTGCTGCGCCAGAATCAGTAACCAGCTCAAAGTCATGCGTCCATTTGTTTTCGTACTCTTGCCAAGTCTCCCTTGACATCGCTATTGCGTTGACGATATCGGCGAGAGCTAGTGAGAATTCCTCAGGGGATTGAATTTCAAAGTCCGTCGTCATTGTTCTCGGACCTCCCAATGCAATTTCCAATTAGGGTGCGTCGTGTTTGCCATTTCAACCGCGCGCTTGCCCTCAGGAGTGTTTTGAACATTGGCAGTGCTTGCCTTGCTATAAATTAAAACCCATTCCTGACTCGCCGGATTTTGCGCCCAAAGCATGTGCAGCTTCATTCCGCAGTCTCCAAATACTTATGATCTTCGCAAGCGTAAACGCTCTCGCTATGGCCTGTGCCCCTACCCTCACGCCATTTAGTTACCGATGGTTTGGGGCACCAATCGCATTTGACGGGAATTGGCCATTTAGGAATTGGTCCCTCGTTATTCATTTAGCCTACCTTAATCAATGCACCAAGGCGGAAGGCGCGCATACGGCCGGAAATACCGTCACCCTGTCTCGTGTAGTCCACGAATTTAACGATACGGTCGGCAGGAGCCTCATCCCCATTCCCCGCGTAGCTGTGCTCAATGACGATTTTGCTAGTGCCGATCACGCCCGATTCCGTGTTGCTGGCAAGCTTATTCCACCAAGTGACTTTCATGCCAGAGAGCGCCTTAATCAATTCGCTGTCCGTCATTTCGTCAGTGTCGAATGTGAGCTTGCTCTGAGGCATGCCATTATTCGATGGTTTGTTAACATCCCACAATTGGTAAGTCTGGCTAGTCAATTCGCCATCATTGAAAATGAGGAATAGGGTTTCCTCGCCACGCGAGCAAGTCAGGGTCGCACCGTTGCCCTTAGCTTTGCCGGTAGCTATCCACCCCTGAGCTTCTAACTGAGCCTTAGCCGATTGCGCTCTAGGCAGACTAGCGTTACCAGACGAACGGCCGTTAGGAGAGCTCTCAGGTGCCTTGTTTGGTGCTTCTGAGGCTGACTCCTTTAGCGTCGCCATGTACTCCTGACGCATACGCTCGCCAGTGTCCGTCAAACCATTACTAGGTGCCTTGCTGCGAGGCTTGCGTCCATAGACCTCAGGATGCCGCTTGGCAACTGAGGCAGCAATTTCTTTACCAGCCTTAACGGATTTGCCATTCCCGCTAAATCGAGTGCACACATTATCGGGAGAGCATTTAACGGGTGGCCTGCCACGCTTAGGGATAACTTCGAACGTGCCGCCATGCTCGCGACACTGTAGGGTCTTTTTCATTTCTGTTTCCTCCCATTGTTGTCATGCCTAACGGTAATAGGCACGCTTGGCAGTACGGATACCAACCCACAAGCTACCGACAGTGCCCCCTATGGGATTCGAACCCATACTTGACCGATTTTAAGTCGGTTACCTCTGCCATTGGGTTAAGGGGACTCACGAGAGTATCGGCGAGTAAAAGCACGATACCCCCGCGCTTGTGCTAATGAAATAATGAGGTCCAAATGCAATCACCCAAGAGAAGGGTGACAGCAAGGAGTACGTAAATTGTGCGCTTACGCTTTTCCATGAATCACCTCCCTAGGCACTCAATACGGAAGACAGAATTAGAAACAGTTTGGTCTAGTCGCATTTCCGCAGTAATCGCTAGCCAGAGTCCTGTTATTCGTAATGCTGTCTTCCTTATTCAGTACCTAGAGCAGTGCTCCTAACCTCATATACGGCATGCCGTAAGGGTGTCTACCGGGCGAATCAAATTCATTCAGCACTGACACTAAGTCTACTCACCGTGTAATTTCTGGGTGGGAGTAGCTCACCCGCTATTGGCTCATGTCCGGGGGTCAATGCCGCCCGCACAACATGAGGTAAAAAAGTAATGGGTCGGAACATCTTTGGCTTTAGGCAATTTCCGCTCTTGCCTGCTCCGCGTACGCCTCAGCCTCTAGGCATCCCTGGCAGCGTGTAGGTAGGTAATTGCATCGTTCGCACGCTTCATACGGGAGAGCTATTTAATCTCGCCTGGCCCTGTTTCACTTCCCGCACTGAACCGTAATTCAAGAGTGGCCTAAATGCTGCGCACTGCGGGTATGTGTGGCTGGCTTGTATTAGTAAGTGGCCCGACCGGCGAACCGATCGAGCCACAAACGTACCATAGATTTAATTGCTGTCCAGCCTGTCAAGGTGTGATCTATGCCACAGGTCAAGTTGATCTTTATTTTGGCTGCACAGGCTTGTTACGCACCCTCCACACTCCATAGACAGTCCCAACTAGTGAGATGAGCGCAACTACTAATCCGGCTACCTCTCCCCCATCTAATTTACCATCTTCCAAGGCTCCCCCGAGTGGAGTAAGGAAAACTAATAAAGCTGTGAGGGTAGAGCCGATAGCGGCAACCCACATCTTTGCCTTACTGACTGGCGTTGTCTGTGTCATTACCTTTGCCTCTCGTATCGATTGTTTTACATGATTGAATAGCCGATTTAAAGCGCTACCGCCTGGCCCCAATCGGTATCAAGCCCTACGGCGGTAACTACAAAGCTCCAAGGCGCTGTCGCAGCAGCATTGAAAAGACCCGTACCCGCGCTTGTGCTAATTGTGACAGCCAATACCCGGTTGATATCTGAGCTAGTCGTATTCGCGATGTAGTGATCGAAGTTACCCCAATAGTTTGTATTGGCAGCCGGAACATTGAAGCCACCCGGACCCCCCCGCGCTGTCCCCGCGATATTGGTATCACGGAAGTTTACTTGCATAATTCCAATTGCAGACATACGGCAAAGCCCTTGGAATGTAATTCGATAAGCCGTATGAGCTGAAAAGGTTGCTGATGGCATTGTGGTAGTTACAGCCTCAGCCGTACCTACAGCCGTGCTACCTGTAGTGCCGAAATGGTCAAGTAATGGAATTCGATTGTTATTGATTTTGCTAAGCAAGTCGTTTAGGTCCGACGCTGCCAACCGATTACCGGCGAAAAACGTCATTACGGTTCCCTTCTACACGCCGAGAATAATCGGATTGGTTACGTGAACCTCTTGATTGATCGGATGAGCAATTCCGACGTTACCGTTATTGACTCCCCGAGTAACTGTGAGCGCCTGCACATTACAATCGAGAGCAATTGAAATTGCTTGACTAGTTGCTGCTACACCACCCGTCACGGTAAAGGTGCCAGCACTGAATACGGTTCCGGTAGTGCCAAAGAAGTAATCCCATACCAAACTTGCATCATTACCAATGGTGGAAATCACCTCTGCGATTTCTGTAAATCCGCCTGCTACGGTCGCTACAGAGGTCCAAGCATTAACCTTTGCACCAATAACAAGGTATAGCGCTAGCTGGCGGTTAGCTGCGAAGGATGGCCAGGCTATATCCTGTGCACTACCATTTGATTGCGGAACCGTGGTAAGCGCACGCGGGGCAATTCCTCGGAATGTAGCAATCTGAGCTATTAAATCGTCGCCAGATGCTCCACCCGATACGGTAGCTGTCGGTCCGCTCTCGCTACCTGAGTGCACCTTTGAGAATACCTTGAAATTGGTAAATCCAGCTGTATCAATTTGTGCCCACCCGGTACCCGTTAAACCAACGGTAGCAGCCGTATTGCGACAATAGACAACCGCCACCATTGTGTCATCTTTGGCTGAGCTACCATTGATATTCAATCCAACAATATTTGCATTGTTGGATGTTCCGCCCGTGCCTACGCCTACCAATGACGTTGCCACGTCAGCAACGGCGGTAACCGTCATTTCTTCGCCATCGATACGCACGCGGTAATCGCCGGTATCATGCGCCCATTTAGAAGCAATGAATTCACTGCCATTGTTTCGGGTACGAACGGTCACTTGCGAAGCATCTAGAATATTTAATGTGTCGGTATCATTTGAATCTAATCTCTGATCAGAGGTAGCTCCGCCACTAGAGTCTAGGATTCCTACATCGTATGGCGCGGCTGCTCTGCCATTGATATCGACATGAATCCATTTCTGCGTGAATACCTCATCGTAGCCAGCGATATAGAAATCAAGTGGGTCGGGACCAATATCGGTAGGTGGGTTGGTTATCTTCATACGTTTCCATGTATCGAGCGTTTCCCACGTAGCTAACAGATTGTTAGTTACCGCCGCTGCACGCTCAAACCAGATTTGCACACTAGCGACTCGCGGTGAGTCGGCAGTGCCTTTATTAATTGTCCAACCGACATGCGCCGCTAATTGTCCGTCATCACTGAGGCTATAGGTGTTAGCGGTATCATATCGACCAACACCCAAACGGTCTATCGATCGGTCACTAATGTTTCTCGGTCCGCTTGTTTTAATTAACTGAAGAGAAGCGCCATCAGTCCGACTACCCGTGAAATCATTTACAATTCCGAAATCATCATCAGGCGTCTTTAGCGACTTAAGGACTCTGGCGGAATAGTCAAGTGTCCAAGCTATGGCCTGATTCTCAATGAAACCGCGCTCTGTAAAGCGTAGCCTGCCCCCCTCGCTACCGACTAGACCTGTAGTCGTATCCATGAATCCCTCATTGGCTAAAAGGCATTCACGCAATAGAGTTTGCAAATCATTTGATGTCTGCTTACCCATTGCCACGGTATCCGCCCACCCGGGTACACGCCTTACATTTGGTACACCTACCTCATTCAATAGGCGAGACCAACGGGTACCCGGAGGTTCGGCGTTGTAACCATTTCCTGAGCTATCTACAGTGGAGAAATTATATGCATCGAATACCGCCATGTGAGCAACGGCATCTTGGTCTTTTTCTGCATTAGGCAATAGGAAAATTGAGCCGATGTTACCGCACTGGCCAGTGACCCCCGAACCGCTAAGAAAGAATCCACCCCCGGATAGTGGGAATGTAACATATTGCCAATCGAAAGTTGTGGCTGACGCATTCTGTACCATCAATCGATGATGCATCCACGTATTCAATACCCAGCCACTATTAATTACATCGCCGGAATCGACTTTGGCCACACCATTACGATCGTACGCAATTACACGATAGGCACCTGTTTTCATAATGATGTCCCAAAAGCTAATACCAGATGCACCGGTATTGCCTACCCAACATCGGAATAAAATCGTGTCGGCAGTGGGGTAATTAGCGAGGTAGTAGAAGAAATCGAATTGCCAATGTCCCGCAAAGCTGTGTGAGGCGACATTCATAATTAAATATGAATTGCCTGTTAGTTGTACCGCTGGCTTGGAACCAGGCAAGGCGCTATTTTGCGCCCAATTGAAAGTACCGCTAAGAGCTACTGCCTTCCCTGAGGTATTGCCGATAATCAATGGAGTGTCCGTGCTCTCCAAATCCTCTAGAGGCATGTAAGTTACTAATTGCGTTGCTCCGGTATCCGATGTATAGATTGGCGAGTTATTGATTTTACGACCTGTGCCTGTTGTTAATTGGTGCCTACGATCGAAAGCTTGAATTCGTACATGGCGGATTTCGGCAACATCGTAATTAGCTGTCCAGTCAGGTACTAATCCTTCGAAGCGCGTCTTTAAGCCATTACCCGCATTCCAAGAAATGCGAATAGGCGTATTGACTCCGAGCAATCCGTAATATGGTCCGGCTAAATTCCTTGGAGAGAAGCGCTTACCGGCTGCACTAGAGGGATTCGTTTTATCGAAGTTAATGAATGTGACAAAGCAATAATCCGGAGAGGCATCATTGCCTTGATCTTCTGGCGTAAATCCATGATGAATAAAAATTGTGTCATCGAATAAAACATAGGTAGAGACATCTGTCCATACTCCTCCAAGAAATAATTCGACTAAAATGGTTAGCTGAGTACCCGGAAAGGTAGTAGCCATGGATTACCCCGGAACAATCGACGATTGGTAAATACGCACTTTGCCCAGTCGGAACGCTTCCTTAAGAGCCTCATAGAGCCAGTCCCCGCTAGGGCCTTCTACACGAATTGTTACCCCAACTGAGCCGCTTCCTTGTGCTCTCATTTGGTTTGCATTGGCAGCCGGATAAACCATGCTGCCCTGAGGAGTACGAATTAATTCAGCACCCTGCTCACCCGTACGGATTAGACCGCTTGCTACGCCTCCTACAGCGTGTCCACGCGCGCTAAGTCCTACTGAGACAACCTGAGAGCCTAGTACCGCTGCAATCGCGTCACGAGCCGCATAGAGACTGCCTCTATCAAGCTTTACGCGAGCATCGGTAATGTGTTGCTCAGGAATTCCCTCAACATCAGCGATAACGCCAGCGGCAAACTTATGGAAATCAGCCTGAGCTTTCTTTAGCTTAGGACCAATTCCCGGAATCCAACCGAATGCCTCTACTGCTCCGTCAATAATTCGACCGAACCAAGTAAGCATTGCAACGGCAAATACGTCCATTCCCTTTTTGGCACCTGACAATGTGTCGCCTACGCCAGCAAGGTATTTGATGAATAGACCGATCAATCCGCCGACAACTACCAGCGCGGCAACCAACGTCACCCCGAGGAATGTCCCCAGGTATTCAAGGAATGGCTTTAGTTTTTCAATCGAATCCTTGTTTTTATTCCATTCGTCTTCCAAATTGTGGAGCATGTTAATTAACGGAGGTCCGGATTTAGTCCAGAATTCTTGGAATTTGTCAGCAACTAATGCAATGCCCTCACGCATTTTCGGCCAGATATTGTCAATGAAATACTGCACAACAGGGAAGAGCTTTTCTCCTAATTGCGCTTTGAGCGTTTCTATTTTACGCCTAGCGGTTTCAATTGCCGCGCCGAATCCACCACTCATAGTGTCACTTGCGCGCTTTGTTGCGCCTTCCATATCGTGCATTTGATTCTTAGCAGTGTCTAAATTCATTGCATAAAGCGATGCACCTAGGTCTTCTGCCTGAGTACCGAAAAGAGCTACCGCCGCTTGTGCTTGCTTTACAGGATCCTTGATAGCGCGCAATTTATTAAGGGTTAATTCAAGTGCACCACTCGCACTAGTGCCACCCTTGCCAATGGCGGTAGCCATGTCCTTAGCATTCAAGCCGAGCAACTTAAAGCCATTGGCGGTAGTGGTGCTACCGTCGACAGCTCTAATAGCGAATTCCTTTAGTGCGTCAGCCGCTACGTCGGAATCTCTTGCGCCAGCTTTAATAGCCTGGTCAATCAAGCCAAGCGCTTGCGTTCCGTCAAGCCCTAACTTACGGAATTGGGTACCGTATTCATTAAAGGTATCAAGTAAGTCTTGTGCTTTATCGTCGCCTAATTGGAAACCCTTTTGAATCAAATCGAATGCTTGCTTTGGATCATCGACCAATCCGGTACGAATTAACTGACTTGCTGCTCTGGAAATCGACGCAGCATCTTCGCCTGTTGTCGCCATGAGCGTTGATATTTCTTCTGTCATAGCTTTAACAGACCCTGCCGACGTGTCGGCAACGCCTTTCATGTTCTGCATGACAGCTTTAATTGTGTTGTTAATGTCGTCTATGCTCTCGCCGAAATTATCTGCATAGACTTGACCAGCAATCTTGCCTGCGATTTTCATTTCAGCAGGCGATAAGCCTAACTGTGCTCCAAGCTTTCTATTTGACGTATCGCGAGATACCGCGATGTCGAATGCTTCCTTAAGTTTATTCGCTGCTAGTGTGGCTACGGCTAAGCCTGCTCCGATAGCAGCGCCAGCGGCAATGCCGACCCCACCCAATTTGCCTAGCACAGCGCCAGTCTGGCCTAGCTTGCCAAGTAAACCGTCTACGCCTTGCTGTGCCTGGTCATGAATTGCACCCTTGAATTTCTTACCGAATGACTCTGTCTTGTTGCCAGCGTTATCCGCTTCCTTGCCTGTGTCCTTGAAACCATTACTGAGCGCCTTAGCGGCTTTCTGGCCTACGTCATTGAGTGCCTGAGTTGCGCGCTCTAATTTCTTTTCGCTAGCCGTAGCGGAATCAAAAGCGCTACCCGAACGATCAACTCCGCCGACAGTGATGGTTACATCATTCGCCACTTAATTCCTCCTCTCCTCTGCTAGCGTATTCAACAATTCGATACATTTGAATTAGTTCCGCATCTTCCGCTAGCAGTGTGGAGAGCGTGTAACCGCCGTAACGCCTTAATAACTCGTCGACTAGTTTTGCCCTGCTAAGGATTCCTGGCTCAATTTGACGGCTTCCATCAATGCGAATTCCTCTTGTGGCGTAGTATTTGGCTTCTTTCCATTCGTCGATGCTTTTCCCGCTTCTACGGTTACACCCGCTGCCTGAGTAACCCACACATCGACAATCTTCATTACTAATTCAATATCGAGAGAATAGAGACCGGTCGATGGGACGTAAATCTCTTCCCCTTCCATCATCTGAACATGACTAGGGGAACCTTTCGCAATTTCAACTACTGAGCCGCTTACCTCATCCTCTAAATTCCATTCAAGGATGTTCGATGCGATTGTGCCAAGCAATTTGTCTAGCGGCTCACGGAAACTATCGCTGGTTAGTTCCTTGCCAATATCAGCAAGTGTGCTTACCGCCATGAGATCGCCAATAGGCAGACGACGCATTTTAATTTCTAAACCTTCGAATTCATCCGTGAATTTCAGAATGAGCGAACCGCGCTTGTAACCCATTGCATGCTCCTATGTGGACTATCTAATATGGATTGTATAATGTGAACTGTCCCAAAGTAGAGGGGATTAACCGAGGAAGGTGACAACCCCCTCTACCCTAGTTATTCGTTAGCTTATGCCCACGTGGGAACGGTACCGTCAGCCAGCACACCCGGAGCGGTAGCACCAAGGGAACCATCCTGGCCACGGTTCATAGAGAAGTCTGTATAAAGGACCTCACACGCTAGCGTCTTAGAAGCAATTACAAGCGTAGTAGTGCGAGCTACCGACGTAGAGGGAACCGTCTTGAATACATCGAAGAATGAGGGCGTGGCGGCAAAGTTAACCGCCGTTGTGTTCAGAGTGATATTGAAATCTGCCAGCAAGAGAATGCGCTCAATGGCTGACTTGTCAACACCCGTAACGTCAAGCACAGCGCGCGGAGTTGCAAACTGGAAACTCTGAACATCAGTCTTAATTGCTTCTACCGCTCCGGCCGAATCATCGACAGAGAGAGTAGTCCACCCCATACCAGACTGCTTAGCCATTACTGAATACCTCCTGCAATTGTTGGGAGCGCGAAAGCGAATAACGCGCTAGCGGCTGCAAAGCAGCAAAGCGAATAACGGAAAAGTTTCATCGGAGGAATACCAGCAAGAATTAGCAGAATTAACGCGAGAATGTAAAAGACTACTTGCAAGGTATGCATTAGCCCTGCTCCAATCGCGTAG